ATAAGATACATGGTGCTGTCGATTTTGACGGAGCTTCCTTCCACTGCACCAATCGTTACATTCTCAAAGTTCTGCAATCGTGCGCCGAGATACCACTCGACCAAGTCGTCTAAACGCTCGCTGAGCAAAGCGTCATCCTTGTTTGGCGTAATGCGGCTGTGATTGCCCGCCACACTGACAAACACCACAGACTTGAAATGCTTGCTCAGTTCGGCAATGAACTCTGCAATCAATTCTGAAACACCCTTGATTTGCTCAATCACATTCTCTTTGTTGGTGACAGCAATAGACTGGTGAATATTGCCGCTGATTGCGTCACCGTTTGACCAGACAATGCAATTCTCACTGCCATGAGTCTCGCCGATAGCAACGACCCTGTCCAGATATCGGCACATCATCTCTCTGCACACATTTGAGTTGTATGTATTCCAATGGTTGTCCACATCCGCACCGTAATGGATGTCGTTGAGACTGACCAACAGGTCATTGTCGGACGACTCGATGTGGCACGGCTCATAGGCAAGGCGAGGTAAGTTTCCGTTCCTGACTGCCTCCACAAGAATCTCGTTAAGTTCCTCCTGTCGGGAACGCTCACGAATTAGTTTGTTGAATGCATTTCTCTGGTCAAAGAACTTCTGTCGTTCCTTGAGCAGCTCAATGCGTCTGGTCTCCAGTGAAGACAGCTGCTCTTCATCGCATACGGCATCCTCACCGTCACGCTCAATAGCTTCGATGATGGTACGCATCCCGTACATCCTCTTCCGGACTTCACTGGAGTTGAAGCAGTTGCCCTCACCAAACAGACGCTCGCTCAAATCCTCGTACTCATCGTCTATGGTGTGGTCAACCAGCTTTCCCATAACGATGTTGCGCATTTCTTTATAGCTTGCTGTATTGGTGCCTATGGCTTACACTCCCTTTCGTTTGTCACGAGGGCGCTCCTGCCCACGCAGGCTGCGCAACAGTCTCATGGGGGCGCCCTCCTCAACCATATAATAATGATGCCGTTTTGAGTCGCTCTTCATCGTGCGCACAATGTGAACACGGGGGAACCTCTCACGAATGGCCTCTTTTTCTGATAAAGTAATTGCAATCACTGAACTATCATCC